GTTAATAAATGCCGTTTGAAAGAATATCCAGGATTTCATCCGTCTGTACGATTCTTTGGTATGATGGAAGATTTATTTGATGAGATATTGATTACAACTATGGAAGATAATCTAAATTCTTTTGTAGAAGTAAAAGATTTGGCAGTTGGTGATGCAAATGTATTTAAAGTGAACAAATAGGAGAAAAACAATATGGAGTTATCACAAGATGAAAGACAAAGATTTTTAGAGTTAATAGATAAAGTAAGTCCATGTGCTGCAATTTCTGAAAAAGAAAATCTTGAAAAGTTTAAAAAGTGGCTGGATAGTGATAGATCAAAAAGAGTTACATTTGTTGAAGTTCCAAAATCATTTAAAGATCAATTTGAATCTGACAAAGTATTTCTTATACCAACAGATGACAAAACTATAAAGCCAATAAGAGTAATATTCGAAGGAGAATAACAGTATGAGAACATATGAATTACGACAACATGACGTGATTTCTTATTATCCTCCACAACCACACAAACAGGAATACAAACTTGGAGAACATATTTCTATTAACGAATTAGCCGAAGCAATGTTTGGTTCACCTGCTTTAAGGTTAGATAGAGATAAAAATCAGGACAAGATGCTTCGAGTTATAGAAATAGAATATGTGAAATTTCCGTGGTGGAAGTTTTGGAAGAGAAGAAAATACGTTGAAAAATATTATTTAGAAGTAATGTAAGGGAGTCAAATTAAATTATGAACAAGAGACAGAGAAAGAAATTATTTAAACAAACACTTATTAAGGTTATAAAACTGCATCCACAGAAGGGTGATGTGATTTGTTTACAGCCAGATCTTGATTGGATTGACATGGCAACTATGTGTGATTTTTTAAGGGTATATGAAAGTTACAAGGCTTTTGGAGAGGCTACGCTTGCTATTGTTCCTGCAAATATTAAAAAGTTAAAACATAAGGAATATGCTCAGAAGTACATTGATAAATTACAGAGTATTGTAGACCAGATGGGAGAATAAGAATCAAATTAAAGAAGCATTTCTTTTGGAAAGGAGAACAATAAATGGAGACATTTTCAATAGTAGATAAGATAAATGTGGATAAGTTGGATACGAAAATTGCAGAGTTCGTATATAGAGAAGGGCATGAACCATACATATTTGCAAACAAAGAGACGCTTGATACATTGGTTAAACCGATTGAACAGGAATTAAAATTCGTATCAGCAGTAACTAATGTTACGACTTCGTTTAAAAGTTGTTTTATTGGTAAATATCAGAATAATAAAATGTTTCAAGATGACACATTAAAATTCGGTGAGATTGAGCTGAGATAAGAGAGAATATATAGGTGACAATAAATTATAAGGAGATATGTTTTATGAGTAAGAAACAGCAATTTAAGGGTTTGAAATTTAATTATTCCATAAATGGGAAAGGATTGAAAAGTAAATATAAGACAATTGAGGATTTCTTAGATACAGAATTTCCAAAGAACAATAATCCGTTGTCGCCTACTTTTGATACAGAAATTACAAGAATTAAATGGAATGGTAATACTATTTCTATTACCAACAAAATTCACACAGTAAGAGATTTGGTTGATTTATTAAGCAAGAAAGATGCAGAAAGTGTTTTTATTTCAAATAAAGATATTAGATCGCATGGGTTTAAACCAAAACATGACAATCTCATCAGAAAATCTACGTATTCCATAGAAGAGGTACACGATAAAGTTAAAGATGTTTTATTTGAGAAAGATAAAAGACTTGCAAAAGTTGATTTCGATGGAGATTTGATTAAAGGTAATAGTCAAAGATACCAGACATTTTTTACGAAGGGTTGCAAATGTGCAATCTGTGGTATCGAAGGAAAATATTTTGTAAAAGAAAGACATTTACAAGATAAAACTTATCATCTTAATTTATATGCAGTTGATGATAATGGTGATGAAATTTTAATGACAAAAGATCATATTTTGCCACGCTCAAAAGGTGGTATTGATGATATTAGTAACTATCAAACAATGTGTAAACTTTGTAATGAAGTAAAAGGTAACAAATTAGAAGATTAAATCTTAGGGTGAATTTGTAGGAATTTGTAATGATAATCGTGGATGGGGGATTATCATTCAGGTAGGCAAGTCAGAGTAATAAGGTCAACAAGCTTTAATGTGATGAGGCACATAAAAGAAATTACAGTTGCGATATCTGATACCATAGGCAACACCTCCTTCAGAAATAATACAAATGCCCATGTAAAATATTATTTCATATATAAAGGACTTTGACTTGTATCTCCGTGGGCAAATCTTATTATATCTAAAAATCTATAAAAAGTCTATGTGAAATTTCACAACAAAAATCACAGTTGAGAATAATTAAAGAAAGGAAAAATAGAAAAGTTCCTATAGGATAAAGTGCGCACTACTTACTAAGGTAAGAGGAACTTGGAGAACAAAGAAAGAGCATTAGCACATATTGAAAAGATTGAATGGATCAGACCGATTGAAGGAGCTGATAATATTGAACTTATTGGAATTTTAGGATGGGTTTGTATCGCTAAGAAGGGCGAATTTAATGTAGGAGATATGGCTGTTTATATTGAAATTGACAGCAAGTGTCCTGAAACAGATGAGAGATTTGCCTTTTTAGCAAATAAGAAATTTAAAGTTAAGACTATGAAACTTGGCAAGTTCAAAGTAATTAGTCAGGGATTAGCTTTACCATTATCACTTTTCCAAGAATTACAGGATAAAAAGATTGGTGATGATGTTACAGAAGTTTTAAAGATTACATATGCATCAGAAGAAGATGCTGCAAGAAAGATCAATAAGATTGATCCAAACGCTAAATATAAATCAATGACAAAGCGTAGACCAAAGTTATTTGCTAATCCAATTGTAAGAAGAATTATGAGATACAGTATTGGTCGAAAAATCATGTTTATGCTGTTTGGTCGCAAGAAAGATAATCCAAAGAAGTTTCCAGATTGGATTGTAAAGACGGATGAGACGAGAATTGAGAATGCACCATTTTATCTTCAGAGCATAGAGAAGTGGATTAAGACTGAGAAATGCGATGGTACAAGTTGCACATTTGCAGTTGACAGATTGAAGAAGGGCAAGAATAAATTTGACTTTATTGTATGCAGTAGAAATGTAAGACAGGCTGATAGAGAACAGGCTTGTTACCACGAGTCAAATATTTATTGGGAATTAGCTGATAAATATGATATTGAAAAGATTCTTACACAGTTTGCAACAGAGAATCATTATAAC